ATTGCGTATGCTTGCTTTGCTGTACGCTGACATTGGGCAAGCCATTAAGCCTTTCTCGCGTCGTTATTGTCGGCCATCCCGCAAGCGTTACCCATAGCTCACAGTCCCGAAATTCTGCGATCTTATTGCCATGCAAGTATAACGCTTGGCCATCAGTACGACTTGAGCCGACGCTTTTCTTTTCACGATTTCTAAATGCTTGAATGATTGTCGAAGTTACTTTTCTCATATTACATTACTCGCTTTCTTGTTATTCTATGGCGTGATTGCCTTAGACTACTGCCCACTAGCTTCTATGCAAGCGGGCAGGGTGTCTAAAGTAGGTTTAAGTTAAAATCCTTTCTACATTGCCAATGGTTATTCTAGCCTCGCGAAGATCGGCCTCGCGAAAATCGGCCCCGCTAAGATCGGCCCCGCGAAGATTGGCCTCGCTAAGATTGGCCTCGCGAAGATTGGCCCAGCGAAGATTGGCCTCGCTAAGATTGGCCTCGCTAAGATTGGCCTCGCGAAGATCGGCCCAGCTAAGATCGGCCCCGTGAAGATTGGCCCCGCTAAGATCGGCCCCGCGAAGATCGGCCTCGCTAAGATCGGCCCAGCGAAGATTGGCCTCGCTAAGATTGGCCTCGCGAAGATCGGCCCAGCGAAGATCGGCCCAGCTAAGAATCTCAATTTCTTTTTCCGTACCGTCTTTGAACTTTATTTTCATTTTATTTTAGTAGTAGTAGTACTGCAATTAATTCCAAGGTTAAACGGCTCCCTATGGCATTCGCCGCGATTTACTCAGTGCCAACTATAAGGCAATCGCCATGCCAATGTTATATCTTTTGTTGTTACCTCTCATAAATTGGTAAAGCTACTTTAAGCACAGTGTAATCGGTGTATTGGACTTGACATAAAGTGTAAAGATTCTGACATGAGGTTACACTAATTGAGAGGCAAGACGCGAAGGACAGGGATTTAATGTTGGCATGGCTTGGCATGAAAAACATGGAAATTTATTCATTTTTATTTGCTTGTCCTGCAACGACTTGTGGAACATTACAAATTTGTAATGATTTTGTTACGACAAACATGCCCTGAAAATGCGTTTTCAGGCTTAAAGTAAGTTTACAGAGGTAATCCCGCTCATCCTCTCGTAATTGAATCCAAGGGTTATCTGCTAGGCGTTGAATGGCGCGCATGGTTGACATTGCCTCTAGTTCTTCATAGCTCCAGTGTTCCCAAAATGTCTGACCTTCCGGCTTGAATTTCTTCTCTTGCGGTAAGTAGCTATTTTGGGCATGTTCCCGCTCTAGTCTCTTGAGACATGACCGCATGAATAGGATGAGCCAGCGACCATCGTCTTGATGTACCTTGAAAGCGTTTGGAGTCCACTTAGCCAATCGTCTTAGGCGTGACCATGCGTTAGAGTCTTGGTCATTACCAGACATGGCTAGTGTGTCCTTATCTACAAAGCGTCTTCTCTTCATGTAGAGATTAGAAAGTAATCCTTTAAGCCAGATGAAAGCGTTGTCGTCAGATTGGAAGAACAGGGTTGCAGGTCTATAGTGTAATTTAGTGCTCAGGCTTCTATTTTCTTGATAGGTTGCTAAGCGATACTTTTCCCGATAAATTTTGCGTCTTAACGCTGTAATCTCTTCCCTTAAATGTCTTGGCGTTTGTATGGCATCTTGGCTTTTGGCATTTAGGTCATTCGTGCCAAACTTACGGAATTGTGACAGCTTGGCCAAGACTTGTTGATTCAATTCTACAGTGCGCTTGTTAATTAGCTGGATGGCCGTAAAGCGTCGTCGTTGTGCGCTTGTGACGCAAGTGTCAGGATATGGGACTTGCGGCTTGTGTCTTTGTCTTGGCTTGGTTGCGGCTGGCAGCTTGTTGGTCAGGGAGAGGCAGCTAAGCCAGTCTTTGTCTGTAAAGTTACTTGATCTCATAGACAAGTAGTATGCTCTCGTAATAACAGATTGTCAAGTGGTTAGCAAAGTATATATATAACTCATCAAAATTTAGAGATAGGTACCTGAAAGACTATAAGGCAGTTATGTAAATACATATTGATCTTAACGTGTATTAGGTGCCTATCTCTATATTTTAGCTGCTTATATACTTACTTTACTGACCACTTGACAACAGGTTGTTACGTCGTTAAATAATACAAGTTGAGGGTAAGAGCTAAGTGCCTCATCCCTGCTCAAAAGCGGAATAATTTTCTCCTTTACTTTAACGATGTAGTAAAGGGACTTATTTTCCGCTGTCATCTACATCCCCAAGCCTTTTACCCTAGCCACTGGCAGTATCAACCAACATCAGAGCACACTCATAACTCATTGATAGTCAACCACTTCTATTGATCGTTTCGCACAATCTAAGTTATATTAAACCAAGCTTACAATGTCTTTACACTGTGGATGTCGTTGAGCCAGAAGGACTTAGGAGGGTGCCATAGGGGGAATTGTCGCGCTCAAAAGTTGATTCGGGACTCACCCATACAATTTTTAGATTTTCAAAGCATACGTCATAACAAAAGATAATCTACGTTTTCTCCTTGACCCAAGCTTAAAGCTACTTTACACTCAGCCCCGGTAAGGCATGAGAAAAGCAGGAGCCTTGCAACCCATTGCTCAAGTCATTATGCTCAAACAACAATAACTGTGTCCTGTAACATGCTTTAAATTATTGAATATGCCTTCTCCAAAAGCAAAATACAAAGAGCCGGTAGAAGTTACCAAAGAGGATTTACTTGCGCCACCAGTATCCTCGGAGCAACGCTCCCAAGCCCTGTCCCTGATCGGCGTAAATCCCCAAGACCCTAGAACCTTAGAGCAAAAGCTCGGTGTTACTTATGATAACACGGCAATGCTTGGGGATTCTCCCAACAAGAAAAAGAAACTCACAACTTCTGACCGGATTAGTGCCGTCTTCAAGCAATATAATTTCTCCCCTACGACTGACTTGGTACTCCTAGCCAAAGTCGAGAGAGCAAAGCTGGAAGCCTACAATCGTGCGGTGGACATGAACCTTGCTCCTGAGCTTATAGATGCCTTGCCCCAACCAGACAAGAAATTCTACGCAAGCCTTTGCATGCAGTTATCCAAGTTTGAAACGCCGGAACTCAAGTCCATTGAGGTAACGGCAGAAATTCAGCATGGAATGACTGTGCAAGTTATCCATACCGCACCACAACAAAAAGTCATTAGGACAGATGCGGGTACACCGGCAAAACTCAAAGCCTTGTTCGGGCAGACAGTGGACAACACCCTCACCATCATGGAAAAAGCTACGGCTGTAGAAGTCAATGCACTTGACGATTAAAGTAACTTTAAGATCATGCCTGAAACCAACCATATAGAGCAGCTAGAGGATTTAGCTTCCGACAACAACAGCACACTAATCCAGATTCCGTATCGGTGGGAGCCGAGACTTTATCAGGATGACGCATGGCAGGCTAGGCGTAATCATATTTTAAGGGAATGTCTTTGCTGGCATCGAAGGGCAGGCAAGGATTTGTTTAGCATTAATGAGATTGGCGTTTCCAATATGGAGAGGCCCGGACTTTACTGGCATTGCTTCCCTACGCAGTTACAGGGACGAAAGACAATTTGGGATGGTGTAACGGATGACGGCAGACCCTTCCTAGACCATTTTCCCGGTTTTAAGAAGCCGGGAGCAAAGGAGTCTTTGGTTGAGAGTGTACGGCAGGATTTAATGCAAATTAAATTCAAAGCCACCCGCGACCCCCTGACCCATGAAATGCGGGAGACAGGTGGGACATATCAGATTATTGGACTTGATGACCCGGACTCAACCGTTGGCCCTAATCCCTTTGGCATTGTCTATTCTGAGTGGAGCATTTGCCCAGAGAGGGCATGGCATCTGCACAAGCCCATGCTTAACGCAAACGGGGGTTGGGCAATTTTCATCTTTACCATGCGCGGAAGAAACCATGCTTACAAGATGATGCAGAAGCACAAGACCAATCCGAAATGGTTTGTGCAGCTTCTTACTGTGGAAGACACTTATAAGCTGGTTGAGACAACGGAAGTTGATGAAGAGACAAAACAAAAGGTTTTTGTTCCTCGTCCTGTTGTCAGCCAAGAACAAATTCAAGAGGACAGGGATGACGGGATGCCGGAAGAAACGGTACAGTCGGAATACTACGGAAGTGCTGATGCCCCTATGCCCGGTTCGTACTACGGTGCAATTATTGACAAGATGGAAAAAGGTTCAATCGGGGATGACGGCTTGCCCATTGAAGGCACGATTCGAATTACTAATGTTCCTTTTGATAATCATGGTTTGGTTTATACCATGTGGGACATTGGCCATGACTCCACCGATATTATTTTCTTTCAAGCGGTGGCCAAGGAAGTTCACTTGATAGATCATTACAGCAATCAGGGTGAAGGCTTTCCGCATTACGTTGCGATCATGGACAAGAAAGCAAGGGAGCTTGGCTATTGTTACGAAACGCACTACGGCCCGCATGACTTGGCTCAGAGGGAGTACATGGGAGGGGATGGTAAGAACAAGCTAGAGCAGGCACGCAAGCTTGGAATTAAGTTTCGGCTTGTTCCTAAACATTCGATTGAGGACGGTATCGAAACGACACGCTCGTTTCTCATGCGTTGCTGGATTGACAAAGGACGTTGTGAAAAACTTATTGATGGGATACGCTCATACCGAAAAGAATTTGACGAAAAGCATCAAGTCTTTAAGGAAAATCCGGTGCATGATTGGGCAAGTCACAAAGCAGACGCCTTGCGTTGTGGGGCAATGGGATTTAATGAAGTAACACTTTTCCGTAAAAAGAAGATGGGCGAAATGAATAGGAGTATCACAAACTACAATGAATTTGCACACTAAAGTTACTTTAGCCAAGGAAAGTGACAAAGATGATATTTGTCGGCTTATCAAAGATAAGTATGCTGTCTGCAAAGATTGGAATATTCGGCGGCTAGAGCCTTGGGTAAGCTGGTTTATCAAGAGTAACCTTTGTGTTATTGGCTACAGCACAAAAGACTGTAAGATTACATCTCTTATTATGGGAAGACCTGTTGCTAGTGACTTTATCCAGCTTGGATATATTCCTGCCTACTACTACTACCTTGAAGGTGATTGCTTCTTTGTTGACCTCATCATAAACCCCTGCTCTATGGTTCCTGCCATGACAGAGATTTATGCCAAGCGGTTAGGCTGGAAAGATTATCTTGCCTTCCAACGGGAGGGTGATAGAGTACATATATACCATACGAAAAAAATACTGAGATACTATGAACCAAGAGCAAAATAATTTTCAGTCTTACGAACAAGAGCAGCATCAAAAGAGCGGTTTGTTTGGGGGTAGCACTCCTGCCCCCACTCCTCCGCCTCCGGTGCCTTCGGCTGATGCGGCGGCGGCTACAGCCGTTAATCAGCAAGCCTTGCATGGCGACCCTCTGGGTTTGACTTATGCTTCTACTCTTTTGACAGGTGCGGCAAATCCTACTCCTTCAGGATCAGTTCAGAAGTCAACGCTCTTGGGAGGCTAAAGTAACTTTATATGTTAGACCAATCCGACGCTACGAAATACATCTTGACTTGGCAGAACATGAAAGATGTTCGGCAGAGGAATTGGGATTCTCTTTACCAGCAATGCAAAGATGTAGTTTGGCCTAACAGCAATGATTTCACGGTAACACGGCAGCCGGGTTCTTACCTTGTCGAATTAATTTATGACTCAACCGCGCCTTGGGCAAACAACCAGTTTGCTAATGGGATGCACGCAGCCGTAGCCAATCCGTTTGAGCAATGGTTTCAGATTCGCTTGCATAATGAAAAGTTGAATGAAGACCCGGAGGTTTTGGCTTGGGGTGAGCAAGTGACGGATTTAATTTCCAACTGCTACACGAACCCGCAAGCGAACCATAAGCAAAGCCTTCACTCCTATTTCCTTTCCATTGGTTGCCTTGGTACAGCTACGGTATGTCAAGAGTGGGACGAGGATATTGATTCTCCGGTTTTTTCTTGTATCCCTCTTTGCAATACTTGGATTTCAGAAGACGACAAGGGACGTATCAATAAAGTTTATCGGCGTGTCCAATGGACAAAGCGGCAAGCCATTGAGCGTTTTGGAAAAGAAAATCTTCCCCCAAAACTTTCCGACGAAAAGATTCCTTTAGATGGCCCTAAGAATGACTTTATCCATTGTGTAGAGCCAAGGGAAGAACGCAACCCCAAGGGCAAAGGTTCCAAAGACATGCGCTTTAAGAGCGTATGGATTTACATAGGTGGTTCTCTTGTCGGTGGTGGTGGCGGCAGTCCTGCTGCCCATGATGAGCCTTTTATTTGTTGGGAAGGTGGCTATCGGACTTTCCCCTATCATACGGGACGTTGGGAAGTGATCGAAGGGGAACAATACGCTCGTAGTTGTGCAATGACGGCTTTGCCTACTGTTCGTATTCTTAATCAGAATGAGAAGATAGCTTTACGGGCAGATCAGAAAAATACTGACCCCGCTATGATTGCGCCGCATGACGCCTTCATGTCTCAGCTTGATCAAACGCCGGGAGCCGTTAATTATTATGACTCTTCCCTTGGCCTTCCGACAGATGCTTTTCGTCCTTTGTCTCCCCCGGTAAGTCTCACTACCAGCAACGAAAGACAGGAAGAAAGACGGTCAGTTGTTAAGGAAATTTTTTATGCGGATTTGGGCAGTATTCCGTTCAAGAAGGAGCGTCAAACAACGGCTGAAATTCAAGCACAACAGGACTCCATTCTACGGAATATTGCTCCTCTCGTTGGCAGGCAGGAAGCAGAGTTGCTAGGCCCGATGATTATGAGGACTTACGACTTACTCACGCAATGGGGTAAGATTCCGCCTCATCCAATCAAGATTAAAGGCAAGCAACTTAAGATTGTTTATGTCTCGCGTGCGGCTCAAGCTATCAAGAGCGGGAAGCTTGGAGCACTCCGGTCATTCATTACTGAAACGGTTGTACCGATGGCACAGGTTGCACCGGAAGTTAAAGACTCGGTTGATATGGATGAAGTCGTTGCGGAATCGGCTTACCTCTCTGGCGTGACACGCAAGATATTTAGAACTCCGCAAGAGGTTGCAGCTATCCGCAAGGATAGGGCAGAACAGCAACAGCAACAGCAACAGTTGCAAGCGGCTGAGAGTGCTTCCACTTCGCTTAAGAACGTAGGTCAAGCTGCCCAAGCCTCGCCTCAGTTGGTTGGTGCTCCTCAACAGTAAAGTTACTTTATGACTACTAACGATTGGAATTGTAGCAATTATCAAACTAAGTATTTTAACTTAGGAAAATTACACTATGGGTTTAGTTTTCATAGTGATTCAAGTAAAGATTGGAAAGGGAGAGAAACAGGAATTAAACACCCTTTCTTTTTTTATCCAAGGATTATTATTAATCCTTTAGATTATGAACTAAGTATTCATCCTACAAGGACAGTTGGCTTAAAATGGGGTAAGTGGTCTATTTGTCTCAATTACTGTTTGGAACAGTAAAGTAGCTTTATGAATATCAAGGATGCTATTTTTCGGCGCAAAAGGCTCCATGCTGATTTTGCCACAACCTTTGGCACGGAAGAAGGTAAAAGGGTTTTGTCTTATATTTGTAAGATTGGTTACGTTAGTACAACCACTTTTAATCCCACCAATCCTGAAAAAACTTTGCTTAATGAAGGGTCAAGGCTTTTAGCCTTGGCAATTCTTAATCACACACACAAACAACCCGTAGAAGAAGTAACAGAATCAATCCTAGAAGGAAATTATGGCAACTGAACAAATTCAGCAGACGACCGATAACACGCAGCAGACACAGCAGACGACCGAATATAAATTTGAGTTTAAAGACCCAGAGATTAGTGAAGCGTTTCCTAAGATGTTTCCCGGCATGAAGTCTGTTGAAGACCTTGCCAAGACAGCCATTCACCAGCAACGCAAGATCGGGCAACAAGGTTTGCCAGTCCCACCCCCTGAACCCGAAAAGTTTAATGAGTGGGCGCAGACTCATTTGAAGGCTCCTAAAGATGGCAAGAGCTATGATTTCAAGGATTTGAAACTTCCTACGGGTATGAAGCTGGAAGAATCTGGCATTGCTGAATTTTCTGAAAACTTTGCCAAGGCAGGGTTGACGAATACACAGGCCAAGGCGATTCTTGAACCTTTCTTTGCTAAGTCTGCTGAAATGCAAGCGGCAGAGGTTACTAAGCGTGCTGAGCTTGCCCAATCTTCTACACTTACTTTACAAAAAAAGTGGGGTACTGATTTTCAGAAGAAAATGAATAGTGCTCAGATGGCTCTTGATACTCTTGGAGGCAAAGAGCTTTCCAAGCTTGCTTCTGAATCAGGGCTTAACAATCGTGCGGAATTTATTGAGTTCCTTGCCAACTCTGCTGAGTTAATGAAGGAAGACCCCGCTACAGGCAAGCTTTCTTCCGGTGGCTTTGCGGCAGGCCCACAGCAAGCATCACAGGAAATTGACTTGCTCTATGCCGATAAGGTGTTTATGAGCACTTACACAAATGTTAATGACCCCGGTTATGCTTTGGCTCGTTCTCGTATGACTCGGCTTTTTGCCATTAAAAATGGTGAACTTGGTCGGCAGGCAACGTGATAGTCTATTATACAGGCTTACAGATGCTTAAAGTTCTTTCTATTGCAGAAAGAGTAAAAGACAATCAGGCTTATGAACGGTTAGCTGCCGGGGTTAGAGAAGTAAAATTCATGGGTTGCACTTGGATTAGAAATAGTTTCCATCGTAAAAATAGTTAAAATAGTTCTTGCACTTATCCCATATTCTGATACTCTCAGGGTATGGGATAAGTCTTTTAGACCCCCATTGGTAGCTGAGAAATCAGCCATCACCCGAATGGGCAAAAAGTAAAGTTACTTTAGCCTTCGGTAGCGAGGTTCCAAGGTGTTCTTGGGGAAGCCAAGCGAAATTGTTCAGAAACAAAATCGTTGGTTTACCAAATAACACAAAATGTCACCTACAATCTCAGCAACAAACATTGATCAGTTCTCGCGTGATCTACGCGAAGTCTATCAGCAAAGGGGTAGCCGTCTCCGGCCTACCATCACCACTGACCCTCTCGCGGCAGAAAACGGCTATTTCGATTATATCGGAACTATGACCGTTACTGAGCGTACTGGTCGCGCTCAGGAAGTCGTTACCAATCCTGCGGATTTCACTCGTCGCAAGTGCGGTCAGCGTACTTTTGAATCCTCGGATTACGTCGATAAGTTTGAACAGAAAATTGTTTCTGCTCCCTTGTCTGGTCGTATTTCGTCTGCTGCTGCTATGGCTCTCGGTCGCCAGCAGGACAGCATGATTCTCCAGCGTGCGCTTGGGCCTAATTATGGTGGTCGTGACGGTACGACGATCTATAATTTTGACACTGCGAACCAGCAGATTGCGGCTACTTATCGGGAAGATACCACTTCGGTTTCCAGCAACTTGACTACGGGCAAGCTTCGACTTGCTCTTACCAAGTTGACGGATACGGAAGCCATCGAAAACGATGACCATGCTAAAATCACGGTAGTTTATACCGCTTTCCAGACTCAGGCTTTGCTTGCGGCTGCGGAAGAGTTGAAGGTTACGGGAACTACCTACGAAGCTCTCGCTTCTGGTAATCCCGATGTCATGTTCATGGGTATGCGCTTTGTGCGTGTTAATTCCAAGCTTGTTCCCAAGTCTGGTAATACTCGTACGGTCGTTGCCTATACTCCTGATGCCCTCAACTACTGCAATATCTCTGATATTGAAGTGGAAATAAACTACGTCCCTAACAAGAAGTCTTGGCTCGTTTCGGCTGACTTCCAAGGGGATGCGGCTCGTATGCGGGAAAACGGTATTGTTTCGATCTTGTGCGACGAATCAGCCGCGTTCTAATCGTAAAGTAACTTTACACAAAAAGGAAAATCAAAAACTATGAGTGCAGCAGATTATCTAAGTATTGAACAGATTAAGGCCCAAGGTTCGGGGGAACGGATGCAGCGTTTGAAGAATAACGAAAAGTACGGCACGAAGCGTATTCTTCAAGGCACCATCTTTACGGCAACGGCTGGTTTCGGAGTGAACGCAACGGGCGACCGTTTGTTCCTCGGTCATCTTCCTCGTTTTGCGCGTGTAACGAGTGTGAAGATTTCAAATGGCGCGATGGGTACAGGTGCTACCCTTAGCGTTGGTACGGATGCTTCTACGGCTACGGCTCCTACGACTCAGCCTGATTATGGTACGGGTACGGGTACGGAATTGGTTAATGCCCTTTCTGTAGCCGCCGCCTCTACTACTCCGGTCGAAGGAATTAACCAGATCAGCGTGTTTGACGCTACTGGCCTTCCCCAGACTACAGCCAACGATGAGACGCGCATTGCGTCTGGTCTTGGCTTTGAGAACCAGACTGGCCCCGTTGCGATCTACGCCACCTCTGGTGGTGCGGCATACGCGACGGGCGAAGCCTTGGTTATCATTGTCGAGTTCATCGCCGAAACGGACTAAGCGAGCGAGTTGGTTTGTGTGGTGCTCCCTCGGATGCGGGGGAGCACTCTTCTTATTTTAATGGAGGTATTTTTATGGCATCTCAGTTAGACATTTGTAACAGCGCATTAGTCAAACTAGGAGGTATGCCTAAAGTCAGTACCTCAGATGGAAGCAAGGAAGGGATTTTACTTGAAGCACGATTCTCTTTTGCTAAGGATTATGTTCTGCGGGAACACCCTTGGAAGTGTGCTATTAAGCGGGTTGCTCTCGCTCCTCTTCCTGCTACTCCTTTATCTATTCCTAACAATCTTAAGCAATGGCAGTATCAGTACCAGTTGCCAGCCGATTATGTTCGGATGACGCTTAATGATGATGATCGTCTTTTCTTCCAGATTGAAGGAACAACTTTTCTGTCCAATATAAACAATGCCGTTATTAAGTATGTTTATAGTGTGACAGATATTGTGCAGTTAGATTCTCACTTGGCGGAAACCATTGCTTGGTACTTGGCACAAGACATTGCAATGGCTCTAGTCCAAAATTCTCAGGTCTGTGACCGGATGATGAAAGGATACTCTAACTGGTTGTCGCGTGCCAAGTTCATTGATGCTTCTACGAGTCGTGCAATTACGCAGACAGAATACTTCTATGAGGAAGTAAGGATGCAAGCAAATCATATCTAAAGTTACTTTACTATGGCTCGTGTAAATATATGGGATAGTGATTTTATCAGTGGGGAACTGTCTCCCCGTATGCTGGCAAGGGTTGATCTAAAAAAGTACGAATCAGGGTTGAACACTTGCCTTAATTTTATCGTTCAACTCCAAGGGGGTATCTGCAAACGTAGCGGGACGGTTTTTGTCAATCCAGTTAAAACACAAGCCGATTTAACTTGGCTTATTCCATTTACCATCGAAGGAGGAACAGCTTATGTTATTGAAATGGGTAATCTTTACTTTCGTTTTTATACTCAGCATGGCTTGCTTGTTGACGGTAGCAATGTACCAGTTGAGGTTGTCAGTCCTTACACAACCGCCGAAATCCAGCAAGTAGATTTTTGCCAGAGTGCGGATACGATGTTTTTGGTACACCCGAATCATCCCCCTCAAATGCTGCAAAGGACAAGCACAACCAGTTTTGTTCTGACTCCATTTAATTTTCAAGATGGGCCTTACATGAATCAAAATCAGATTCAAACGGCTTTCCTTGAGCATAGCGGCTTCACGTTGTATGATTATTATGACCCCATAACGAGTATCCATTTTCAACGGTATAACTTGACAGGTACGATTACGGCAAGTGGTACGACGGATGGCACGACACCTTTTGCACCATTTGTTTCAACAGATGTAGGTAGGTGGATACGCATTCTACAAGGTGATGCTTGGGGTGCAGCACAGATTACCTCTGTGACAAGCTCTACGGTAGTCCAAGCTACTGTTTTTGACCCCGTACCCTTTGGAGATTCTGGGGATGTTAAAATTACCATAGGGGCAAACACCTATGCAGAATATACAATCTATCCCACCTTTGTTTGGCGCATGGGTTCATGGAGCGATACAACCCTGTACCCTTCTACTGTCAATTTTCATCAAGGTCGGTTGTGTTTTGCGAATACCCCAACTGAACCAGAGGGATTTTGGACTTCCGAAAGTGGCATCTTCAATTTGTTTAGTCCTACGGAAGCGGATACAACTGTCATTGACTCAGACGGTATTGGTTACACGATTGCTTCTAATCAGCTTAATTCTGTGCAATGGATGCTATCGTCTCAAGCTCTTTTGCTTGGGACTTATGGAGCGGAATATGCTGTTTTGACAGCAGGGACTTCAACGCCTCTATCTCCCTCTAACATAGCTTTTCAGCAGCAGTCAGCTTTCGGTTCTAAGAAAGTCCGTCCTTACCTTATTGGAGTAAGCTCCATTTACGTTCAACGCTCAGGACAGAAATTACGGGAAATGACTTATGACTGGTCTATCAACGGCTGGCGTAGCATTGAAATCTCCATGCTCTCGGAACACTTATTCCGACAAGGTGGCGGCATTACGCAGTCCGCTTATCAGCAAGAGCCGGGCAATATATGGTGGGGAGTTCGGGCAGACGGTACACTTATCGGGATGACCTATGTTAAGGAACAACAGATTGTAGGTTTTCACAAGCATGTTATCGGTGGGACTTTTGCGGGAGGACAAGCTGTAGTTGAATCTATTACCTGTATTCCCACCCCAGACGGCACACAAGATCAACTTTGGATGGTTGTTAAACGTACTGTAGATGGTAATACGGTTCGGTACGTTGAATTTATGGATGTTCCTTTTGACGCTTCTATCATGGGTAAGAATACTATGAACTTTGTGGATTGTGGTATCCAGAATGCAAATTTTCCATTGCCTCTAGGTTCTCCTGCCAGCCATATCACAGGCTTAGACCATTTGAAAGGTCAAACGGTAGCTATCTGTGCTGACGGTGCGGTTCAACCAAGCAAGGTTGTTGCTTCTGACGGCTCTATTGATTTACAAACGGCTGCTAGTGTAATTACAGTAGGTTTACCTTTTGTAGCACAAATGCAAACCCTTCCTATTCCAGTTCAAGGCGATACCGGAACAGGTCAAGGTGCCGTTAAGCGAATTGACCGAATAATTTTCAGGATTGAAGACTCCCTTACCTTTAAGACAGGAAAGGACTTCAATAATCTTGCTTTTATCTTCTTTGGTACAACCACTTCCCTTATGGATAACTCTCCCGCTTTGTTTACGGGAGATCAACCCATTTTTCATAATGCTGGCTTAGGTGAGACGCTAGGTCAAATTGCCATTCAATCAGACGAGCCGTATCCGCTTACTTTACTTGGTATGTCACCTCAACTTGTGGTACAGCCAAAATAGTATGGACTTATATTCACGCTATATTAAGTTTGAAGAGTTTGAAAAGATGGCTAAGCAAATTCCCGGTACGGGTATGCTTATTCCCATAGCGGGAACATTGTGCATCAAAGGCTTGACTCGCGGCTCTTTTTACATGGGTAATTGCTTCTCGCTTCATGGCGTGTATCCTCTTACGAAGGCAATCGGTGACGCTTGGATGATTAGCCATCCGGCACTATTGCGTAAGTTTCCATTGGCTCCACATCGTTCTGCTAGGCAAGTTATCCTAGACGCTTTTCGTGACTTTAAATTTGATGCCATTCAGATTCAAGTACCAGATGATTTTCACGTTAGATGGTGTGAGTCCATTGGTTTCACTAAGGTAAAAAAAGAGGGTGATAAGGTACACCTGATGATACTAAAGTAACTTTATGCCAGCAATTCCAGCAATCGCGATAGGGGTGACTATAGCAGCCGCAGCCGCAGCCGCAGCAGGCACCGTCATGCAGGCACAAGCTCAATCCAAGGCAGCTGATTATAATTCTCAGATGGAGAAGTATAATGCTCAGATTCAAAACCAGCAAGGTCAAGTTGATGCGGCTAATATAGAACAGCAAGGGGAAATGATTCAAGGCAAGGCTCGTGCAGCAGCCGCCGCTAGTGGCTTGATGGGTGGTAGCTCTACGGATATTCAATACAACGATCTTGTGCAAAATGACAAAGCAGCCTTGGCTATTAGGTATCGTGGCCAAATAGGAGCTTATAATGCAGAGAATCAAAGCACGCTGGACTCTATGCAGGCTTCTAGTGCTCAAACGGCTGGCATGATTGGCGGAGGTTCTGCATTGCTTTCCGGTTTAGGTAAAGCCGCAGGACAGTACCAATCTTCTTTTGGACAACCTAGTGTACAACCCGTTTTTGGATCAACCACAGATACGGCTCAACCTACTTTCTAAAGTAACTTTATGGCATACAACGACCCTTCCGGTAACATAGCAGCAGAGCAACCCTCCTCCTCTGCCCCAACACCGTCTCTACGTCTTCTTTCTGTTGACGCAAGGGCAACTCCGCAAGACTTTGGAAGTCAAGTAGGTGGGGCTATTGAAGGTGCTGGAAACGCACTTGATAATTTCTCAGATCAAATGATGGAGATTTCCAATAAGCGTGATGCTCTCTATGCTCAGCAAGTGGCAACCAAGGCAGAGGTTGATTGGCGGCAGAACATGGCGCAAGCGGCTCAAGCCTTTACGCTAGACCCTTCCAAGGGGGTTAATTACGCGGATACCTACAAGACTCAATTTGCAGCTTATCAGGAACAAGCCATTGCAGGAAACCCGAACCTTACTCAAAATGCTAAAAATCTTGTTATGTCTCACCTTAATACGGTGGGAGCTTCTATGTTTGAAGATGCTTTGCACTTGCAAGCCAAGGCTAGTACAGATTGGAGCGTGCAGAGTTTTCAGAATACTGCACAGAATCTTGACAAGATTGCTAACAGTGAGGGGGCATGGGTAGGGTACAAGACGGATGGTTCTTTAGACACAACTTACTTTGATAACGTGCGGGAGCAGCATATGCAAATGACAGCTAATGCTCAAGGCATTGTACCCGATGCAGCTAGGCGTGAGGAAAATTTGCGGTTTAATATCCAGACGGATAAGGCAGAAATTGATACCGTTACGGCTCGTTTTGGGGCTGGGGTAGCTGCAAAAGGTATCGTTGATGGCACACTAGGCACTTCTCTTTCTATCCCACAACGTCAATCGCAGATTTATGAATTGCAAAGCAGGCAGCATGAGGACACGAATCAAGCCATTACGGATTTCCATAAGTCTGTACAGGGTTATGTTTTAGGTGTAGAGGCTAGTGGCCAACGTGACCCCGTAGCTGAAACCAATTTGAACAATAAAGCTACTTTAGCTTATGGTAGTGACGGTGTAGGCTATGCTGCTAAAGCTGTGAGGGAAGCAGGAACGGCAGAGGATAAATTTCAGGCTCAGCAACAACTAGACCAAATTTCTGCACAGATTGAGAACAAATACCCAACAAAAGAAGCCAAGAACAACTTCCTTAAGAGCTTATCTGACCCCAACCATGAAATAACTCCACAGGAAGCCTCTGATTCAAATTATTTAAATTACCTTCCGGTAATGAAATCAGGAGAAAATCCTATTGAGACTTTGGATAAAGTTCGATCTTTCCAAGCTGACTTTAACCAAAAGGTTCAAGATGGTGTAAAGATTAATCAGGGAACCACTACACTTAAAAGTGCTTCCGTTGATGACTTGAAAGCTTTTTCAGATGGCATAGACCCTACTTCCGCTACCTACGTTGAAAAGGGTTTGAAGAAATTTGCAGATGCAAGAGTTAAGGCTATTCAAAATGATGCTTTCAGTGTTACGGTTCAAGACGATAAGCCTATGCAATCCTTGCTGCAATCCGCACAGGACTCTGCCAAGCTTGACCCTAAGATTTCCAATACGGCAAGTCAACAAGCTGTTGAACGCTCTATTTCCTTGCAAGCCAAGTTGAATCCAGATGCGGCACCGATGGTCATGTCTAAGAATGATGCGGATTTTTACATTGGACAGTTAAAAACTACAACCAGTAGTGACCAACTTTCACAGACGCTAAACTCCATGCAAGAAAAGTTTGGCCCTCGCTTCCAAGATGCCTTAAGCCAACTCCACAACAACCCCAAGAACCCCCTGCCCTCTGGTCTTAGCTTGGTTGCTGCCAATGTAAACCAGCCGAATACAAGGGACATTCTTACGGCTGTAAATATTCCAGATGGAAACGGTCAAGGTAAGGAAAAGGAGAAAGAAGATAATCCCGGTTATGCTAAGAGGTTTGCCGAAACGGAACATCCTGAATATGAGAAGTCGATTGATACTCTAGTTTGGAATGACCCTACACTAATGAAGTATAAGGAAGCAAATTCTGTTGCAAGTAACAAACAACAGGATATTGACCAGACGAATAGTACAATTAATGCTATTGGCAAGTATGCTAAATTCTTGTATCTAAATCCTCCGGCTGGTACAAAGTATGATGATAACAGTGCTGTAGCAGCCGCAGTAAAAAGTGCTGTTTCCAATCATATTGATTTTGGTCAAACGAATGGTGTTAATTATCTTATCAATAGGGAAGGTAAGAACGGCACTTATTCCGATGAGGATACCAGCAAAATCAAGGGGCAATTAGACAAAGAGCTTTTAGACATTTCAAGTAAATTCCCTACTGGTTATGAATCTTCTGACAAGGATGAGCCTAAGCTCGGTGCTCTTAATAATCCGGGCCAACAGGCTTCCCTCTACGACATTCAATCTAGGGCTTATTGGGTAACAACTCCTGACATGACAGGCGTTTACTTGGCTATGCGTCCGATGGAAGGTCCAGCAGCCAGCCGCGAAGCGATACCTGTCCCTAATTCTTTGCGTACCTTTGATGACATGCTTAATAAGGCAGCAAACACTAAAGTTGATAACCATGATGCCAATAATATTCCCCCTAGGATATACGGGTACTAAAGTAACTTTATGCCATTCCCTTTCTCACAAAATAACTCAGCCTTAGACGATGCTAAAGACACTAGCGGGATGCAGCCTGCTGCTGATATTCCTTCAACGTATATCTCTAGGGGCTTATCAACGGTCAATGATAGTTGGATAGGTGACGTTTATCGTGGGGATGTAGGCTTTGCTCTTAAACGTGACGGCTCGGAAATGCTTAATCCAGATGCAGCCAATAATGAGTTTGGCAACGGTGGAAGGACAAAGTTTACAGAACCAGTCTCTAGAAGCTATGCTCAGTTTAAATCCAATCAAGACGCAATTACCTTTGGCTTACAAGACACTCTTGCCAGAGGGGGTAGTGCTTCCGCCTCTAATACTTGGCTTGGTTCTGGGGTAGCACAAGCGGCAGGACTTCTAGACCCTTTCCAAGATGGTGCCGCCATTTTGTCCGATGGCATAACCAAGTTTGCACCGATTAGACCGGGATTTATTGTTGGGCCTGCTACCTCTAGGCTAGCCGCTAGGATGGTGGCAGGAGCACAGACAGCCGCTACCTTCTCAGCCATTACAGAGCCGTTGCACTACGCAATGGATGATAACTGGTCACTCAGCGAAGCGGCTCAGCGTCTAGGTTCTGGGGCTTTGTTCCTTGGCTTAACGCATGGTCTTTTTGGGGCAGATAATCTTAAGCCTTATCGGGAAGAACCTGTTGCGGGTGAACCTCAAGTACCTACAGCTTTTCAACAGTTGGAAGATCATTTGCAGCCTGAAACTAAAGCAGCAATGGCACAAGCCTCTGTTGCCAGAGCACAGTCAGATTTAAGCTTTGACCCGATCAATGACTTAGTTGGCCTTGATAAGCGGATTGTCGCGCATGAAGCAGCTTTAAGTGCTATTGCAGGCCATCCGGTAACTTTGCCTTTAGAGCAAAGGGCGGCTGTTCTACAATCTATGGATGATGGGACTTATGTTAGTCCTTTGGAGGAGCCTAAAGTAGATTTACCTCCTGCTACACCCGCACCATCTGAAAGTTTTGATTCTCCTGCGGTTATTCCTCAGAGTAAAGGGAGTATTAGCCTAGAAGTTAATTTTCCACCTTCGGCAGAAGTTTCAAACTCTTTAAAAGAAGCCTCAACAGACCCCTTTGTTGCGGCTGTTGCTAAAGCTTCTGGTATCACTAGAGTTAGCATTGACTCTCCAGCTTCATTTGAACTTTCACAACAAGGGGGTGTTGCACCTGATGGCTCTATCAGAATTAACCCAGATGCTACCGATGCCAAGGGAACATTCTTGCATGAACTAGGCCATGTAGTTTGGGATAAGTCTAGTGATGCTCAGAAAAATGACATTCTACAAATTCTTAAAGCACACCATTCAGAGATTGCAGCAGCTTCTCCCGGTTATTCTGATATAAATGACCCGCACCAGAGAGAGGAAGCTATTGCCGAATTATTCCGTCTAGGGACTTTGACTGATTCTGAAAAAGCAAAGCTTACTGAACCAAGACTAGGAACTTTTAAGTATAGCCCTAAAAAGGTTGTCCAAGCACAGAAACCTAAAACAACTGATTCAACTGTTGTTCGTTCATGGAAAGATGTAGAAGAAAAAGGACACAGTTACCTTACAGCTAAGGATGATCTTTCCGCGATGGCTGCAAAGTATGGAGATAGGTCTATTGTAATGAAAGATGTCAATGGTGGCAGAGGAATTTTTAAAGCAAGTAAACTAGGGGAATTACTCAAGAATCCGCAATTTAGTGGTTATGTTAGGGAACTATTTTTAGCAAGGAACCCAAAAGAACCTGAATCGCTAGGTACATTAACCATAGAGCATTTATCAGGGTTAAAAAATGTTCTTGAAAATAGCAAGGCTACAGAGTCTTTAATTCAAAAACGTGTCCAAGACCTACAACGTAAAGTAGCTTTAGAAGCTACCCCCAAGCCTAGACCCCAGACCCCTGCCCCTGTCAAAACGACAGCAGACCAGACGGTTAGAGAGCAACTAAAGCCTTATGAGCAAGCCGAAAAAGCTCAGATTGAAAAGAAGCTTACGGGAGAGCCTAAAGAGGCAGAAGCCAAGATGACAACTGTTGAAAAAATTGACAAGCTGGAAGAACAAAAGCAGCCGGGATATAACCAAGCCATTCGTTGCGTAACTGAAACTAATTAATATGCCAGATTTAAATAAATTCGAGAAGACGGTTTACAAGGCTTGTATTGGTCAAGTTGTTGAGGCTTCTAATGGTGCGGTTACAGAAAAGGAAGCACAAGAATTACTCCCGAATCTTAACCGGATTAGCAAGATAGCTCGGATGCTTAATCCAGATGCAAACATGCGGGATATTCTCCCCCAGATTCTAGCCAAGGCAATCGAAGATGAAAAGATTGGTAAACTCCAAAAGAGCTTTCAGGAAATCAAGCAAAAGGAAACTAGGGATACTAAAATAGCTCTAGTGAATACCAAGGAGAAGGCGGCTGACCAGCTTAAGACCATTATTGGTAATATCCTTGGCACCTATGATACGGTGCATAATGGGCAGTTCTCTACAGATAGGAGAATGAAAACATTAGAAAATCAAGCTATTTCTGACTTGTATCGTGCCTTAGATGCTCAGGGACTCCGTAGTCATTTCTCTAAAGGTATAGATGAATTGCAGGTGGCACAAGAGCTTAGCGAGTTAAACAAGGATAAGGGTAATCTCGGCCTTACTGGAAACAAAGACGCTTTGACCGTAGCGAAGGTTGTGCATGGGGTAGTGGACAAGTACCTTAAGATGGGTGAGCGGGTAGGCTTGTTTGTTCCGAGACTTCAAGGCTATTCCAGCCAACAAACGCATGACCCAGATGTTATCCGCCATACAGGATTTAAACAATGGGCAAAGGACATTATGCCTGTCTTAAACCCCTACAATACTTACGGTACTCTCGATGAAGAGAAGTGGGAAGACTTCATGCGAGCAAAGTACCGTACTATTATTTCAGGTGTGCATCAAGAATATGAACAAGGGGTTGATACGCATAAAGTAGCTTTAGGAAGCAACATTGCCAAGAAAGCCGCAGCCGAAAGGACAATTCATTTTAATTCTACCTTGGATGCTTACAATTATAGCAACAAATATGGGCTAAGATCATTCCGTGAACAAATTGTTTCCAGCCTAGCTTCTATGGCCAAGCGTATTGCTTTGGCAGGAGATTGGGGAATTAATGCAGAAGCAAACATGCGGAACATCTTCAAGCTCATTGAAAACAATGCCATAGACCAAGAGGATAACAGTACACTAAAAGCTTTACATAATGATGTTACTTCTAAAAATTGGATACTTGGACTTGTGCCAGAGAAGATCATTAACGAGATAACTGGAAAGTCTCGCACCCCTGTTCAAAAGAACTTTTGGACTAGCTTTAATCAATGGGCTATGACGCTGAGCGCAACGGGTAGGCTTGGTATGGCAACCATTTCAGCACAGTCAGATTTAATGAATCTGGCAGGGCATCTTGCCACGATTGAAGGTAGCAATCCGATAATGAATTTTATTAGAGTGGCAGGGAAGTATTATCTTCCGCACTCTGGGGATTATAACATTATTGCTGCTCAATGTGGGGTAATGGCTCAAGCTTTGCGAGCACAAATG